CGCATTCGGCGATGCGCTGCGCGCAGTAAATGCGCTGCTCGCGACGCTCGGCGCGATCATTACCGGCTGGCTCATTGTCAATGAGATCCGCGATCGAGTAGCGGCGCATTACGAAAAGCAATTCGCGCCAAAAAAGGATAAACAGTAGATGCGCTACCAGATTAAATCGCAGCTCTACAGTGACGCAGAGGCGCAGCAGAAAGGCGCTAAACAGATCCTGGACGACTGCACCTGGAGTAGCTGCGCAGCAGCAGTGTCATTCGCGTCAGGGTATGTCAAGAATTACAGCGCCGCTGACGGTGTGGCCGCGCAGCGCGCAGTCACTAAGCGCGTAGATCGACAAGGTGTGTCCGACAATGGCGGATCGCTTGCAGAAGCGGTAAAGGTCATTGCGCATCTCGGCGGCAAAGCGCGCTACGCAAAATCGTGGGATGACGCGATCACTGCTGGTAAGGCTCCTAATACTGCACTGATGGTATGGACGCAGCAGGCCGTCGGATATCCACCAGAGGTAAAGATCAGCGCGTGGCACGATCGCTGGCATAAATGGTGGAGTAAGCACGCGCCAGAGAAAATCAAAAATGGCTACGGACATATGTGCAGCGCTGGATATGGTGAGGTCAATGGCGTAATGACCTGGCAGTTTGCCTGTCCGACGCGCGACGAAAAGGTCGCCGCTGAGAAATACGGCGTGCCGGTCACAGAGGCGCAGCTCCGCCAGATCGCATCCTCAAAGGTAAAGGCTGGAAAACTAAAGGCGGATTATAAAGCGATCCTGATCGTCACCTATCCAAAGGCGACCGCTACAGCGCCTGTCTCGGCTCCTGCACAAATCGTCGTAGAGCCACAAATGCGCCACGCAGAGACGCCTAAAACGCCAGAGCCAGTAAAGATGCAGGCTACGCAGCCAGTCGCCTCTACGAGCCGCAAATCAGCCAGCCAGCCTGATGCAGTACAGCAGCAGATGGATAAGATCGCACAGGCAGACTGGAGCGCTATTGCCGCTGATGGTCTGGCCGTGCTCAGTGCAGCAGCCGCTGCGACAGGAGAGAAAAAGGGTATGGATCGCATTTGGTCAGGCATTAAGTATGTCGCCGCAAATACACAGATCGATGAGATCGCGCTGGATTTTGTGCGCACATTCCTCACGGTGTCCATCAGTGTAGCTTTGGGATTAGGTATCCCACTGCTGGATATCCAGGGTGGAGATTTCCGTACGATCGTCAGCGCCGGTCTCGCATCAGGTCTCGGTATCGTCGTCAAGGCGCTAGATCGTGACAATGGTGCGTACGGTCTCAAGCGCTAAAGATTGACACAGGCTCTGCACTAGGTTAATAGTCAAGATCTAACGCGAGATAGTCTCGCGTCTGTAGGGAGGTCATATGACGGACGATCTAGTCTCGGAATTTGTCGCGCTCAATAGCACGCCTGGTCCACGCTGCTCGCTGTTTAGCGTTGAGCTGACGCCAGAGGATGCCGCCAAATTGCAGGCGGCGTATCTAGATGTGCGTATCACAAATACCGCGATCTGCACCTGGCTGCAGTCACACGGCGTCACCGTTCGATATCAGACGGTGCAGCGTCACCGTCGCGGCGACTGCTCGTGCAAGAGGATTGCAAAATGAGTGAGCCACTGGATGAATTTCTAAAGATTCAGAATGACATTGAGACAGCGCGACGGCCAGCGCGTACGCACGCTGAAGGCTGGGAGCCAGGCGTCTCGTGGAATGGTCGCGAAGGTACGATCACGACGGACGCGCTACCGGCAGAGAATGCGCCTGACTGGACGACGGTGCTGCGCGTCTGGGGATTAGATCCAGAGCGCTTTACTGTCGTAGAGCCAGTCCTATTTAATGTCTGGGGAGATCCGCTCGGTCGCCTTAATCGCCAGTGGAAAGGAAAGGTCATCCAGAAAAAGGCTGCAGGCGATGCAGACATAGACGCGCTGATCGCAGAGATTAAAAAGCACAAGGCGCATCCAGTCACCGCGACCGCGACAGGCTCGGCAATGATCGTCGCGATCTCCGATCTGCAGCTCGGTAAGGGTGAAGGCGGCGGAAGCGCCGGTATCGTCGCGCGATTTCTGGCCGGTATTGATGAGGTAGAGGCACGCTGGCGCGAGCTGGTCAAGATGGGCAGGCCGCTAGATCGATTGATCGTCGTAGGTCTCGGCGATGTCGTGGAGTCCTGCGATGGTCACTACGATATGCAGGCGTATCAGACTGACCTAGATCGGCGAGAGCAGGTCACCGTCGCGCGACGGCTGGTCGTAAAGGCGCTCACATCGTGGGCGCGATTTGCGCCACAGATTATCGTCGCAGCCATTCCTGGAAATCACGGCGAGAATCGCCGCAATGGAAAAGCGTTTACGACATTCGGCGATAATGACGATGTAGCGATCTTTGAGCAGGTCGCAGAAATCATCCGCGCGAATGAGGCATACGATCACATCGCATTTACCTTCCCTAAAAACGATCTGACGATGACGCTCAGCGCACACGGTACGATTATCGGCCTGGCGCACGGTCATCAGATGAAGGGTGGCGCGGAGTCCTGGTGGAGTAAACAGGCGCTCGGCCTGCGACCGGTAGGCGATGCAGACCTGCTGCTCACAGGTCATTTCCATCATCTCGTAGTACGCCAGTCAGGAGCGCGCACACACATTCAGGCTCCGAGCCTAGATGGTGGCTCGCAATGGTTCACCGAGACCAGCGGCGCATCTGCGCCTGCAGGGATGCTGACGCTGACCGTCGGAGATGGTGGCTGGGATGATCTGCGCGTCCTACCGTGCCGTATCAGGTAGCGCGTGGCAGCCGTAGGATTGGAGGCCAGTGCTCAATCTGTGGCGTCATTTCTCGCGTCTGGATGCTGGAGCTGCAGATCCCTACAGGCTCCACAGATGCGATCGTCGTAGACGGCGACGCCATTTGTAGAATATGTCTGCTGCTCTTAATTGATGAGAGCGGTGAGCCGTCCTGAGAGGCGGCCTCTTGCCTGGGCTGGCTCACCTCCAGCCGGTCCAGGCTCCATCCCTCCAGACCAAATGTTACAGCCATTCACGCTCAAAATAGCCACGCAACAGCCGTTGCGCAACGGCGCAGACCTGTTGTATGATGTACCAGTCAGGCAGGACAGGAGCCACACGGCTCCACTGACAGGAGGTAAAAAATGGCACAGGTATCATTCCGAGAGATCCGACAGGCAGTCTCACTGATCGGCGATGGCGTACTGATGCAGCCGGTCAGCCGCGAGCAGCACGACGCTGCAATGGCGCTGAAGGTAGCAGTCCGATATACGCACAGCTACAAGGCGCTGCGCGGTGAGGCGCAGGCTGCTGCAATTCGATTTGAGGAGATCGGCGACTACGAGACTGCAAATATGATCAATGCCACCATCTCGGAGGCATTCTAATTATGCGCAGCGAAAAAGATTTCGGCTCCAGCCGCTACGGTTATGGCGGCGTGCGTACCTACCTCACAAAGGCGATGCGTCTGCGCGCTGATCGCGCGCTGCTGCGTGCCGCTAATGAGGCTGGAATGACGGCGGCAGATTTCCGAGCATTCTCGGAGTCAAAGGCTGGCCGCTGGTACGGCGACAGTTTTATCTCGCGCAATGAGCTTACGCTCGCGCTGCGCGGTCGCCGCACGATTGATCTGGCGCGAGCCTATATCACAGTGGAGGTGCGCTAATGCGAGAGGCAATCATTGACGGTATTGGATACGCGATCTTTATCGCGTGCATTTATATCGTGCTAGTAGTAGGAGGGTCACTGTGAAACTGGATCGATCTCGTACGCCAAAAAAGATCTCAAAGGTAATGCCGGTATCTGACTACCAGAGGCTAGAGCGTCTCGCCTACCAGCAGCAGCGCTATCTGGCGACGCTGACGGCGGCGCTGGTCGTGATCATTATCGGCCTGCTCGTGCGAGCCATCCGCTGATGCACGGCGTAGCGGATCTCTGCCGTCCTGGAGATATCAGCGGCATCGGTAAGCATCGGCCTTGTATGCGCGTCCTGATGTGCGGTAAATGCGACCGTCCACTGGTCTCTGATGGTCCTGTCTGTGGCGAATGCAGCTACTGCGTCAGGCTAGAGGAGCGACGCCAGGCGCGCGCTAATAGCACGAGAGGTCGATCTAATGCCGCTCTATGACTATCGCTGTGGCAAATGCGGAGCCGTCGTAGAGATGCTGGCTCCGGCTGATGGCCGCAAAGCGCTGCGCCACGATGTGGATGGCGGCAAATTGTGGCGATTGATTAGCGCTCCTACCGTCGTCTACAAAGGCGCTGGATGGGCGAAAAAGGATCGTAGGGATGGAGGTAAGGCGTGAAAACATACAAGCTGATCCGAGCGAAGCAGCGCTCTCCTGAGTGGCTGGCTCTCCGCCAGCAAGGAATCACGGCGACGGATGCGGCAGTCATTGCCAATAAATCGCCATACAAAACGCCATATGCGCTCTGGTCGTACAAAACAGGCCGAGCCGTAGAGCCGCCGGTAGGAGAGGCTGCGCTACGCGGCACGATACTAGAGCCGGCTGTCGCGGCCTGGTACGAGCAGACGCACGGCGTTAAGCTGCGTGAGTCGCATGGTGTAGTAGTGCTGAAGCGCTCACCGTGGGCGATGGCGTCGCTAGATCGGACGATCGTAGGCTCGCCTGGGATCGTAGAGATCAAAACGAGCGCCAGTCCACGCTGGTTGATGGGCGTGCCTGATGAGGTGCAGGCACAGGTGCAGTGGCAGATGCTAATCACGGACGCTCCCTGGTGCGATGTCGTCGCGCTTCTGGGCGGTCTGAAATTTGAGGTGACGCGCGTAGAGCGCGATCGCAAATACCAAGCGCTGCTATTTCTCAAATGTGAGGAGTGGCGAAATCGCCACATCATTGACGATGTGCCACCGGCAGTCGTCGGAGAGGATAGCGCCATCTATGCAGAGGTAACGCCTCAGGCTAACGATGAATGGACACAGGCTGACGGCGGCCTAGAGCGTATCGCCAGCCTCTACTCAGAAAAGGTCTATGAGGCGAAGCTGCTAGATACCGAGATCGCGGATCTCGCGATGCAAATTAAAGAGGCGATCGGTGATCGACAGGGAGTGATCGGCGCAGGCTGGTCTGCGACCTGGCGACAAAATAAGGCCAGCCGTAAAGTGGATTGGTCTCGGCTCGCAGCCGAGCAGGGAATCAGTACAGATACCGTGAATGCGTACACGCTGGAGACTCCAGGTGCGCGGGTATTTAAGTTTAAGCAGGAGGCACAAGGTGAGTAACGCAGCAGAAATCGCACAGGCTCTACAGGCTCCATTCGCTCCAGAGGATCTCAAAACGCGTCCAGGTCGCGGCGGCCTGACCTTTACCTACGCTGACGCGAGAGCGGTCGCACAGCGCTTGGACGATGTGCTCGGCTGTGACGGGTGGTCATTTGAGGTCTCAGTCGCTGATCCGGCACGCGCGGTCGTAAAGGGATCTTTAGCGCTGCGCATTGATGGTAAGAGCGTCATCCGAGAGGATTTCGGCTATCCGAATAGCGCACAGGACGATGAGCCGCTCAAGAGCGCGGCCTCAGACGCATTGCGCCGAGCAGCGGCACAGAGCGGCGTAGGTCGCAGCTTGTACTCTCCTGATCGATCTAGCGTCGCGCCAGTGGCACAAATGCGCCACGCTGCGCCGCGACTCGTGCCGCAGGAGATCCAAGATCCACCAGTCGCGGTATCGGCTCGCGTAGAGGCTCTAGCAGCCGATTTCACCGATCCTAAGCAGGCCGCCGAGATGATCGGCGCGCTCGTAGGCGGCGCTGGCGGAGCCTGTCCTAAGCACGGTACAGGCTGGACGCAGCGTCCAGGCGGCGTGAGTAAGGCGACAGGGAAACCGTACGCGCCATTCTGGACCTGCACCGAAAAGGACGCGGCCGGATTCTGCAAGCAGAAACCGAGCCTGCAGTGGCTGAAGGAAAATCCGATCGGCGCTCCAGCAGCGCCTAAGCAGGATGCGTCGTCATTTGACGACATCCCATTCTAGAGATTGGTGGAGGTAACAAATGGCAGCACGATTTATTAAGGTCTACACAGCCATCGCACGCGATGAGAAAATCGCCGAGCTGAGTAACGATGCGGCGCGATGGGCATTTATCGCGATCCTGGCTGCTGCAAAAGAGCAGCGACCGGCAGGATCATTCAGCAGCCGTAAGCATCTAGAGGCCTGTGTCAGCGGCACGGTAGCGAAGCACATTACCGAGCTGCTGCGCGCTGGTCTCCTGGCGATGGACGGCGATCGAATCGGCATTAAGGCGTGGGCGCGCTGGCAGGTAGATCCGACGACGGCTGAGCGTAGCGCACGCTGGCGCGCAACGCACGCGCAACGGTCAGAGACCGTGACGATCACGGCTAGAGACAGGGAGACAGGGAGACAGGGATAT